TTGGCCCGCTCATTCATTCGTCTTTGTTTATCCGCTCGCATTCGCTTTCGTTTATTCGTTTGCATTCGCTTTCGTTTATGCGTATTCGTCTTTGTTTATGGCTTCGTCATTCGCATGCGGGTGGGTCCCTCGGTGGCGGAGGGGGGGGGTCAGACCTCTTACTATTGGAATACACAAATAATATATATACATTTCGCGAAGAGTTCACCGCAAACGTTGCTTTTACTAATAAGTATATACATATAGTATAGATAAACGTAATTATAGTTAGTAGCAAAACACGGGAACATATTGACGGTTGGTCCACCGACGTGGTACCATTAAGTTTATGGTAACACGAGCATCAAAGGTGAAGGGACGGTCGCCCGTAAAGGGAGAGCGGCCCGTCGGTCTGGTGAAGGGGACGGCCATCAAGAAGGCCACGGGTGGCGTCCCCACCACCGAGTTGTCTCGATCCGAAGAGATGCAGATGTTCGCCGTCTACTGTGAGAAGCCCCTGTTCAAGTTCGTAGCGAAGGTCACCGGCTACGCGCTAACCACCGTCAAGCGTCACGCGAAGAAGTACGCCTGGGAGAGCCGCAGACGCGAGATCGTGAAGCGATCGCAGGAGATGGCCGAGTACGACATCGTGAAGGCGAAGGCAAAGTCGTTGAAGATGATAAAGAAGTTGAAGGATGAGATGGAGGCCCGGATCGATCGTCTGATACCGGAGGATTTGAACTCAAACACGCTGGTAATGGACCTCGGTAGCATAATTAAGATGGAGCAGTACCTACTCGGGGAACCGGAGTCTCGGACGGAGAACGTCGTGTCTTCCCACGAGGACCGGATCAAGCAGTTGCGTGCCCTCCGTGGCGCGATGGAGGTTGACGTGACGCCAGAAGCCCCGCAAGCGTCGGACGGTGAGCCTGATGGGGGGACTTGACATGGCCAAGCCCGGCGTGCTACACTCGTGGAGTGACAACGAGCCACGGAACGACGCAAGTCCTGTTAATTCCCACCCCACCACATATATATACATTAGGGGCATCGGTAGACTCCGGAAGGACCTCGTTCAATCGGTTCTTTCCTCGGCTTCGGTAGAGGGCGTTCACTTCCACATCGGCCCCGGCGGCGTGCTCGTTCGCGGTAGGAAGCGTTGACCCGGGCTCTGGCAAAGCAGAAACCCGTTCCCTCGGAAACCGAGTTATTCTCCGATTTCCGCACCTACTGTGAGGAACTCCTCTGGATTCGTACCAAGAAGGGTAAGGTTGCTCCCTTCAAGTGGAACCCGGTACAGGTCAAGTTAAACGACGACCTCGACCACCTGCGTGCTCTGGGTCACCGGCTCGTGCTCCTCCTCAAGTACCGGCGTCCGGGCATAACGACGTTGATGCAAGCCAAGTCCTTCTTCCTGTCTGCCAACCACGAGCACCAATACGCAGTCACGCTGGCCCACGACAACCTGTCAACCGAGAAGATATTCGACATGTCGCTCCTGTTCTACGAGCGACTGCCCGCGTGGGCTCGCCCGTGGCGGCCCAACGAGAACAAGCGGGAACTCAACTTCAAGCGGCTGGGGTCGGTATTTTACATAGGCACGGCGGGGGGCCAATCCTTCGGGAGAGGCATGACCCTCCAGCGTGCGCACGGGTCCGAGGTGGCGTTCTGGCCCAGATCGGTCGATGTTCCCAATCTGGTCGCGGGGATCATCGAGGCGACGTCCGAGGGCGAGGTGGTGTTCGAGACGACCGCCAACGGCCACGGCAATTGGTTCCACAAGTCATGGCGGGGAGCGAAGAACGGCGACAACGCGTGGTACCCCAAGTTCCTCTCATGGAAGGACGACCCCAGCCTCTACGTCGAGACGCTACTCACCCACGACGACCTGAAACTGACGACCGCCGAGGAGGAGATCGTAAAGATTTACAAACTCTTGCCCGGGCAGGTACTGTGGAGGAGACAGAAGCAGAAGGAACTCCACGATCCGGACCGGGGGGAGTTGATATTCGCGCAGGAATACCCCATCAACGACGTCGAGGCGTTCATATCGAGCGGGTCGTGCTTCTTCAACACCGAGTTCACCAACCGTCTGGTCAATCTGGTGGCCCAGCCGATACAGACGTCGGAGGACGGACGGTACAGGGTCTTCAAGCACAAGGTGACGGACCACGGTTACATAGTCTCCGCAGACATCTCGGCCGGGGTCCCGGGCGGGGACAGGACGATAATCTACGTCCTCGACTACAACACGTGCGAGCAGGTAGCCCAGTTTGCCGGATACGTTTCTCCCGAGGACTGTGCCCGGCGAATGGCAGACATGGGGGAACGATATGGCAACGCCATGCTGGCACCCGAGGCAAACGAGTACGGTCATTCTACTCTCAATACCCTTATTAACGAAATTGGGTATACCAACATATATCGCCATGTCGATTATGACAACCTTGATGGGAAACCAAGACACGGATGGCACACCAACTCAAAGACCCGCCCAATTATGCTCTCGGAGTTACGACGGGACGTACAGGGTGGATTCTTGAAGATGAACGACCCCGAGTTCTTCGCCGAGTGCGCCACGTTCATCGATAATGGACATGGCAAGTATGAGGCATCGGCCGGGGAGAACGACGACAGGGTAATGTCGGCGGCTATAATGAATCAGGCCCGCAAGCGGTACGTGGAACTATCGTCCGACATGGCGTCATACGCCGTGGACACCGGCTTCTCATCAATATCAAACGAGATGGAGGGTTGGACTCGATGAGTGACAACTTCCTCACAAGATTGTTCGCCACGAAGACGCCGGTAGTGGAAAAGCCGGACGAGTTCGTCGGGGAAACGGCCCGGCGCGTGGACGACCTGTACCGGTTCTGGCAACCGCAGATATACAACCCGGACGAACTCTCCGCAAAGAAGGGGGGGCTGGGGCTCTACAAGAAGATGAGGCAGGACGATCAGGTGAAGGCGTGCCTCTCCTTGAAGAAGTCGGCCATCGTGTCGGCGGGGTGGACGCTGGACGGGGACAACAAGACGCACACCGACTGGATCAGGTACAACTTCGACAGCGTGGAGGGCTCGTTCCAAGCCACCATGTACGCCATCCTATCGGCCTTCGACTACGGGTTCTCGGTGACGGAGAAGGTTTACCAATACGTGGACAGGGGGAAGTACGAGGGGTTCCTTGGGTTGAAGGCGTTGAAGCCCAAGTCCCCCACCCGCATCACCTTCGATCTGGATCAGTTCGGGAACCTCAAGCCCGACGGCATCTGGCAGAGGCTGGACGACGGGACCATCAACAAACTTGAGGTGGATCGGTTCGTGCTGTACTCCTACCAGAAGGAGTTCGACAACTACTACGGGGACAGCGATCTCCGGGCCGCGTACCGGCCGTGGTTCGTCAAGCAGGAGGTCATGAAGTATTGGGCCATTTACCTCGAGCGTTTTTCCATCCCCATCACCACCGGCAAGATCAACAGTGGTAAGGTAACGGAGACGCAGAAGATCGCGTTCCGGGAACTGATCAGCCGAATCCAAGCCGGGATGTCGGCCATCCTGCCCCCCGACATCGAGATTCAGTTCAACGAGGCGAGCAGGACGGACCGGGGCGCATTTCAGGCCGCCATAGATGCATTAAACGTGGCGATCGCCCGCTCCCTGCTGATCCCTCAACTCGTTGGCCTCGTTTCGCAGGAGGGGGTCGGATCATACGCCCAGTCGAAAACGCACCTCGACACGTTCGACTTCATCCTCGCCATGCCGTCCTCGGAACTGGAGGAGGTAGTAAACGAACAATTGATCCGGCAACTCATAGACGTCAATTACGGCCCGCAGGTGGCCTACCCGACCTTCCGTCTTTCCCCCATGAAGATGCGGGACAAGATGTCGTTCGTCACGGCGTGGGCCGACGCCATCCAGAAGGGCGCGTCCTCCGCGACGGTGTCCTCCGAACAACAGGTACGCAGGTTACTTGGTTTCCCACCCCTTACCGACGAGGAGGAGAAGGACGTGGAGGACCGTCTTGAGAAGGAGGCCAACGCCCCTCCCCCCATCCCGTTCGGGGGGCCGAGGCCGGTGGGCCAGACCCCGTTGAGCACCAAGACCGGGGAGCCGCACCCCCGGGCGGCGGCCGAGAAACGAAACGTCATGGAGTACGTCCCGGGCGCGGAGCGTCGCATCGACTTCTCGGCGTACGTTGCAAGTCTGGACAAGGTGGAGGAGGAGCACAAGAAGTTGCTCACAAACTCCTTCGAGGAATCCATCATGGCGTTGATAACCGACGCAAAAAAAAACTCTACCTTCCGGAGCGCGTAATACTCCCGGATGCGGGGAAGATAAAGAAGGCAATTGAGCAGATGTGCGAGGCGGCGGCAGACTTGGGCGTTACCCACGCGGAGCGGGAACTCGGGTTCCAGGCCAAGACGTTCGCCAGAAAAAAGACCACGCTTTTTCAAGACCTCGATGCCGCGCTCGACGAGTACGTGAAGAATAGAGCGTTCTTCATAACGGGCGTGGCCAAGGGCGAGATTCTGGATAAGGTGAAGGGACTCCTTACGGAAGTCGCCAAGGCTGGCCAGCCAGTGCCAACCATCGAGACGGACATTCGCACCCTACTGGCCGACTTCCTGCCGACCCGGGACAGCGCGGGGCGTCTTATCAACACGGCGGCCCGGGTGAGCACCATCGTACGTACGAACGTCATGGACATCTACAATCAGGCCCGGATGATGATGTTCAACAGTCCGGCCATGCGGGACTGGGTTCAGGCGTGGAAGTATTCTGCCGTCATGGATTCCCGGACCACCCAGTTGTGCCGCACTCTGCACGGGTACATATTCACCCGGGAAACGATAGACGGGTTCAACCCGCCCAACCACTTCAACTGCCGGTCCATACTAATACCAATAACGACATATGATGAGGGATGGCAGTATCTGTTAGATTTCCAGAGGACTCTGGGGCAGGACATATCCCCGGATGAAGGCTTCGATTGACACGCGGTATCTTGGTGTGGTATCATACTGAGTAGGAGGTGGCCAATTGCCAACACCTGAGAAAAACGAGAGCGAGAAGGACTTCGTAGATCGCTGTATCCCGATAGTTATTGCAGACGGGACCGCAAAGGACGGCATTCAAGGATCGGCGATCTGTCACTCGATGTTCCAGCAACACCACAAGAAGATGGCCGAGGACGAAGAGGCGGCCAGAGCGTACGCCCAGACCCTCCAGAACGTCGAGATATTCGCTACCGGGACGTGGAACGGCGACCCCTACACGGTTGCGGACCTCGACGCCATGGTGGAAGCCTCAAAATCGTTGCCCCTCAACTCCCCGGTCAAACTCGGTCACACGGAATCCCAGAGGTGGTTTGGGCAGGGAGACGGAGCACCCGCCCTCGGGTGGGTTCAGAATCTTCGCAGGACCGGATCGAAACTCATAGCAGATTTGGTGAACGTGCCGAATGCCCTCGTGGGGCTGATCAGGAACGGGAATTACAAGAACAAGTCAGCCGAGATATACTGGAACTACATCGACCCCGCCGACGTTGAAAAGAAAAAATGGCCTCGCGTGCTCAAGGCGGTATCCATCTTGGGCGCAGACATGCCCGCCGTAACAAGCCTCGAAGAACTCCAACGAGTTCTGATGTCGGACAACTCCCGCCACATCACTTATAGTGGTCAAGCGGGCGAACTACGGGTGTATACCACGCCCGATAATGACGGAGGTAACATGGACGAGAAGCGGTATCAGGAAAAAATCGCCTCCTTGGAGTCGCAGTTGAATGCCGAGAAGGCTCTCCGGGAGACGATGGAGGGACGTGCGGTGCGTGCGGAAGCCAACCTTGCGACGAGGGACGAGGATTTCGCGGTGAAGAACTTCCGCGAAGTCACCGTCGTCGCCCTGAAACAGGCCGGGAAGGTCCTCCCGGCCGAGGAAGAGTCGCTGGTCATCACGTTCTCGGCCCTCGGGCCGGGGTCGAAGCGGTACGGCGACAAGGACGTTCTCCCCCGCGAGATGTTCGTGAAGTCCCTCTACGACAGGAAACCCCAACTCGGATTCGGAGGCGGGGCGAATGGCGGGGAGGACGGCGGGGACGGCCCGGCCGCTGTCGAAGTTGACAAGCGGATTCGCAAGTTCGTCGAGAAGGGCGACGCGAAAGACTACGGCGAGGGCAAGGAACTCGTCAAGACCCGCTTCCCGGAACTGTGGGAGCGGTACATTCGTGGATAGGGGGGAAACATGAATCACGGACAGAACGAAAAGTTCACCATCGTCGCGGGGCTGGCCGTTGCGCAGTTCCGGGGCGTCACGGTTCAGGGCTCCTACGCGGCCACCGGGCTTTCCTGCCACGGCATCAATGAGGACAAGCCCAATGCGGGAGATCACATCGGCGCGATCGTCTGGGGGGAGACGAAACTGCAGGTGTCATCGGGCGGCATCGCGGTAGGGGATCAGGTTTCCATCACGACCTCGGGGTTCGGTACCAAGTGCCTTTCGGGGTTCCATGCGGTCGGTCGGTGCGTCTTCGCCGCGACCTCGGGCGGGATCGCCAACGTGTACGTGTACGGCGGCCCTGTCTACATCAACGCGTGAGGTGAGAACAAATGGGAGATAACAGGCAAGTTGTCAAGACGTACGACGCGACGGGACGTGAACTTCACGTCGATGTTCCCCTCTCGCAGTTGGTGGTCAACTACCGCACCCAAGGGCTCCTCGGCGAGACGATCTTTCCGGTGGTCAATGTCACGAAGCAGTCCGACATGATCCCGGTCATCCCGCTGGGCGAGTTCCTCCGGGAAGAGGCGGCGTTCCGGGCACCCGGGACGCAAGCCCGCATGGTCCGGTTCAACGTGGCGACCATGGGGTACTACTGCAAGAACTACGCGCTCAAGTACCCGATCACCGTGGAGGACCGGGAGAACTCGGACCGCGTGTGGAACCTCCGGGAGAACGGCGCGTACTTCATCACCGACCTCATCCGCATCGGCAAAGAGCGGCGGGTGTGCAACGTCGTCAACTCGGGAACCAACGTCAACACCGCGTTCGTCGCGGGGTCCGTGTGGAACGGGGCGGGAAACCCCCTGACCCAGTGCATCACGGCCCTCCAGCGCGTGCAGGACACCACGGGATTCCGGCCGAACATCGGCATCATCGGCCTGACCGCGTGGCGTGCGATGCGCGTCAACTCCGCAGTCCGGGGGATTCTCTTCCCGCACGGCGGTGGGCTCGCCAGCACG